ATAGCACCTACCCACGCAAGTTTATATGCGTACAATCTGCGAGTTATCCAAGTGAGCAACTTGACTTCAACGCAATTGCTCAGCACATTGCGGATGCATCACCTCGCAAACCATTTGAACGGATGGAGGCACTCCTTAAAGAAAAAACGTATAAGAGATGAGTCAGTTCTACGATGAATATTCAGCTGATGCAGAACGTGAACAAAAACAATGTTTGTATCAATACTGGAAGGAGTTTGAAACTGGTAAGCCTCTATCCTATCGTGAACGCAAAAGAGAAGAATATGAATTGAGTCAAGGTAGGCTTATCACGGTTGCTTACAAAGGAGTAATGATGCACATTGACTTTGAAACGGATTTAGAAAAAGAATATCAATCAATTATTAATAAACAAAACAAGATGAAAACATCAAAAATCAAGTCCATCCAGAACGATGGCACGTGGAAAGACCTCTTTAAGTTCGAGGTACAAATGGAAAATGGTGATGTCGGTGGCGCATTTGCCAAGACACAAATTCCAAGTTGGAAAGTAGGTGATGAGAAATCCTATGAGTACGAACAAAAAGGAAAGTTTTGGAACATCAAATTTTTAGCCGATGCTAAACCTGCGTGGAATGGTGGTAGTTCTGCTCCCAAATCTTATGGTAAGTCACCCGAAGACAAAGCAGACATCGCACGTGCCGTAGCATTGAAGGCAGCCGTTGACTTGCATAAGGGAGAAGGTGAACCAATGGAAAAACAAATAGGTATCATTTGCGCTACGGCTCAAGCATTTGAAATCTATTTGACTACTGGAGATAATCCTTACAAGGACGCTATAATGGATGGTAAAATGTCAAACGCTGATGACCTCCCTTTTTAAGGGGGGTTGTCACCTTTGATGACCCGAAAGAATTTATTGAATATCTAAAAAAACTAAAATGAAATTTAGAACACTAATTAAAACCCATTTCGCCAATACGCAGGAATTCGCAAGGGCGATGGATGTCACTTGGCCAACTGGTCGCAAATACGAAAGTTACCCACTAACGATGTCAATACATCACATTGAAAAGTTATCCAAGCTTATCAACGTTGACAAATGCGAACTCATCGAACTTGCAGTTGCTGAAAATCAAAACGAACACGAACCTTCAATTTACTGCAATGAATGATTTATTATTGAAAGTCATTGACAATATGCGCATTCAAAGCAAAAGTCAATTTAGAAACTTGCGTGAATTGTTAAACCCAGAACTAAACTCTGAACTAATCGAAAATTTAGATGAGTTGGTGGAGAAATTCGATAGCCAAAAAACGCTCAATGATATTCTTTACCAGTGCTGCGAAGAGGTGTATGGTGTAAGTCCTGAGGACATCCACGAAAAGTCACGCAAAAGAAACATAGTTGATGCACGTGGTATGTTTATCACCTTCCTTTTTTTAGCTGATGGAAATTTAACTTGGCAAAGAATCGCTCAACAATTCGATCAAGACCACGCTACCGCTATCCATTGCACTCGAAAGTTTTGCGAGTTGTATGGAACGGATGGGGAATATCAATTCAATGCGAATCAATTTTTTGAGACGTTGGAAAAATATGGGTATAATTGCAGTCAAACTAAAAAACTTTTACAATATGGACAACCTTACTTTAATCTCAAAGGTACAATCCTTGGAAGAAAGGATAGCACACCTGGAGGCAATGCTCCCGAAAAAATTAGCAGGCTCTCATTTCATTGTTCCATCACTTGAAGATGTCGCTGACCACTTTCTTTCTAAAATGCCACACGCAACTTCAGAGGATGCGCTCAATTTCGCAGATGTATTCATTAGCCATTACACCAACACGGGTTGGAAGTACGGCAAGAACAAGATGAAAGACTGGAAAGCTGCGATGAGGTCAGCTTGGGACTTAACTAAATTTGTAACTAAAAATCAACACAATGACACAATTGGTCGAATACAACGGACAAGCTTACAGCAATGGCTTGACGCCTAATGAGAAAGCTTATTTGCAGGCGCAGGAGCAAATCAATCTTGGCGATTGCACACTATCTATTTTTAAGCAAACTTTGTCTTATGGCATCGTGCTATATGGAATCAAGACTTTACCTTCTGATGAGGAAACAAATCTTCTTTATGGTGTAATTCAAGGGCATTACCGATACGTTACAATTGGTGAGTTAGCACTTGCCTTCCAACTTAACGCAGTTGGGCAGGATTGGCCACGTGTGGAATGTTTCGGGTTGATGTCGGTTGGCTTTTTATCTGATGTACTTAAGCAATATTCAGAGTACAAAATGAAGATGAATCTTGCCATTGATAAAAAGAAACAAAAGCTATCCATCCCTGCGCCTTCAGTAGATGAATCGACTCCAGTTGATTGGCTCAAAATGTTTACTGATGACTTGCAATTGTGGAAAGAAAACAAACGTGACTATGTGCTGATGCTTGCACCAATGAAGCTACGCAAGTTATATGAGTTGGGCGCATACACGGATGCCACTTGGAGTGATGACGAGTGGAAACGCTGGCAATTTATGGCATACAAAAAGACACTTGATGCAAATCAAATGAGTGACTATAAATTTAAAAGATTGGATAAGCTATCCAAAGACCGAATCAAAGAAGATTATCAGGCAGAACTTTCGAGGCTCGTGTATGCTGACATTATGGATAGTCATATCTTACAACAAAAGGCAAAAGAAAAACTAAAAAACTAAAAAAATGATTTACAGAGATCACTTCCAAAATTACAAATCTTACGCAATACCAAAGGCTCAATTAATTATTGCGGATATCCCTTACAACTTAGGAAACAATGCATACGCATCTAATCCAGCGTGGTATAAAGATGGCGACAATTCAAACGGTGAGAGCGAATTAGCGGGCAAAAATTTCTTTGATACTGATGAGGATTTTCGACCTGCTGAATTTATGCATTTTTGCTCAACTATGTTAAAAGCAGAACCAAAAAAACCAAAGGTAGAAGGCGAGGCAAGGAAAAAAAGTGAAGCACCTTGCATGATTATTTTTTGCGCCTTTGACCAACAAATGTATCTCATTGAATTAGCCAAAAGATACGGTTTGAATAATTATATTAATTTGGTATTTCGCAAGAATTTTAGCGCCCAAGTTTTGAAAGCAAATATGAAAGTTGTTGGGAACTGTGAATATGGATTAATCTTTTATCGTGACCGCCTGCCAAAATTCAGAAACAATGGAAAGATGATTTTTAATTGTATGGATTGGCCACGTGATAATGATAGCGAAAAGATACACCCAACGCAAAAACCCGTTGAACTATTGAAAACATTAATAGAGATTTTCACGGATGAGGGTGATGTTGTTATTGATCCGTGCGCTGGTAGTGGTTCTACTTTGATTGCTGCTGAAAGATTAAACCGCAAAGGATATGGATTTGAGATTAAAAAAGAATTTTGGATGAAGGCTAATAAATGGTTGGATCAAGAAAAGCAATCAAAAAAAGATATTACAGATTTTGGATTTGACAAATCAAAGATTGAAAAAATACACCCAACACTTTTTTAAATGAAAATTGAATTCCACGAAAAGCAAATAGCAGCTCTCAACGCATTAGCAATTGATAGCGACATCAAGCAGGTGTTATATGGCGGAGGTGTTGGTGGCGGAAAGTCATTTCTTGGTTGTGATTGGCAAATAAAAAGACGGTTAAAGTACCCAGGTACACGTGGCCTCATTGGCCGTGCAGAACTTAAGAAGTTGCGATTAAGTACAATGCAAACTTTCTTTGAATTGTGCGCTCATCACAATCTGATTGCAGGAAAACATTACACGTACAACGGACAAGACCACGTAATAACTTGGTACAATGGCAGCCAAACGATACTAATGGATTTGGCAGATACCCCATCAGATCCTGAGTTCCAGCGTTTTGGTTCGATTGAATTAACTGATTATTTTGTTGATGAGGCAGGGGAGGTGAGTGAGAAATGCGTTAATATCTTGGCCTCACGTGTGCGTTATAAGCTAATCAATGACAAACCCAAAGGACTGCTCACTTGTAACCCTCATAAAGGATGGTTGTATAGAGAGTTCTTTGATGCCAAACGTAGTGGTTTAATAAGGTCGGATAGGGAATTCATACAGGCATTGCCAACTGACAATCCGCACGTGTCACCAGTCTATTTAGAATCGCTTTTGTTACTGCCTGAAGTGGACCGCAAAAGACTTCTTGAAGGGGATTGGGATTATGATGAGACAAAAGACCGCTTATATGAGTACGATGATTTATTGAGATGCTTTCGCACACCTGCAAATACCAACTCTGATAAGTTCATTACTGCTGACATCGCTCGAATGGGTGACGATAGAACTGTGATAGTTGTGTGGAATGGGTTACACGCTGAAACATTTGTAGTGCTAAAACACAAGCCTATTAATGAGGTAGTTGATACCATCAATCAATTGGTGAAATCGCACGGTGTAAAGCTATCCAATGTCCTATGCGATGAGGATGGCATTGGTGGTGGTGCAGTTGACTATCTTAAATGCAAGGGATTTCTTAACGGATCAAAATCGGTGCGAGATAACTATA